TTCTACTAAAAAACTAAAACTTATAGGTGCATCATCTTGGCCAACATAAAAATAAACACCAGCTTTAGTTCTAATATTAAAACCTTTAGGATCTGCAGGCGTTGGTGTCCCTGGAGTTATTGTTATTAATTCAAATTTATCTGAAACATCGACACCATTTCCATCTATAACAGCTTCTAATGAAAACGTTATATCGTCAAATATTACATTACCATAACCATTTATTAAAGCTACTTTACTTGCAAAGCAATTAGTTTGTGGCGCTGAGGTCTCAGCGTACGTAAAATCAAAACCAGAAGTAGCTATTGCCCCTTCATACCCTCCGTCTAAAATAGAATTGTTTAAGTCTTTTATTTTACCAGAAGTTGTGGTTTCCCAATATATATCTAAATTAGACTCTACGGGATCTGTTTCATACACAGCTAATGTATTTTCGTAAGGTGCGTTAGCTCCTGTAGGGTCTACATTGTATTTTCCTATTTGTTTTTCTGTACTTATTCTTGCTATTGATGGATTAGTATTACTTTGATAAAATTCTACATAATTTATATCAAACGATGATGGGTTAGATCCACTAGCTGTTGTGTTGTTGTAATTAGTATCTGAAAGAGTTGATATAGATACAACTGAGTCACCAGTTGTTGTAGGATAATATTGTTGATTATAATTTAAACTATTGTCGTTAATTGGAGCAACTCTACCAAATAATCTAACCGCACTTCTATATTGTTTTTGATCAGGACCTACTTCTTCAAGATCTCTAGGTATTTTATTTATATTATCATTAAATAAAACTATATTAGCTGTTTCGTCTCTTTCAAATTGTGTTGATGCTGTTGTGCCAGTCGTTCCATCTGACATAACGTAGTTTCTTGGATAACCATTTAATATACCTGGTAAATAACAGTTATAATAATCTTGTTCTGTTTGTCTAACTACAATTTTATATGTATACCAGCCCAATGGATTAGCTTTGTCAACAGATAAAACAAGAGTACAAGGTGTTGTGCCACCATTAACAGTAACTTCGTCTCCATTTAAATAACCTGAACCAGCGTTATTTATTATTAAATTGCCTATTTTACCAGCATTTACGGTTATAATGTCTACAGTTAAACCTGATCCAGTACCACCTGTTGTTGCAACGTTTGTAGCGGTAGAATAACCGGCACCAGAAGCTGTAATAGTAAAAAAGTCTACACTGGCGCTAGAATCTTTATATATACCAGGATAACCAGCAACACCAGCCTGATCTTTTGTTGGTATAAAAGAGTTAATAATAGTTCTTAAAGCGTAACCTGGCCAATCTATTATAGAAGTTCCACCGTTTTTGTAAGGAACATATATAGTTGAACCGCCAAAGCTAATCCCACCGCTGCTGACGGCTGTGTCGTTAGAAGAAAGTATAACTCCACTTTGTCTCCCAAATCGATCTGCTAACACAAAGCCAACTTGGTAGTTTCTATTTTGTTTCAAAGTGTGATTAGGATATTCTATTTGACTAGTACTTAGTATACTTGTTTTGTCGCCAAAAACAACATTATAGTCTATGCTTGGTAATGAAGAACCTTTAGTTGTAAAATTACCATATATTACTCTATTGCCAGAAACTTCTTGTGATAACGCTCTAACAGGCACTTGATCGTAAACTCTTGGTAATTGATCATCTGGTAATGTCTTAAAAGGTTTTGTAGATATATATTTATATGTAAAAACTCTAGAGTTTCCACCAGCAGCGCCGTTTGCTTGCATGCTAGCTAAAACATCTGATATTGGTATTGACTCTATAACTTTAACAGCCAAACCATCAGATTCTTTATAAAGTATTTCTACTTCTTTAATTTTTAAATCTACATCTGGTGTGGTTGTTTCAAACTCTATGTTAGCTAATATTTGAGTAACGTTATTTTCAAAAAAATCAACAACAGTGCTTCTTAAAGACTTTTGTTGATCGCCTTCTGTAGCAACAGTGCCATCGTAAAGAAAATATCCGTTTTGTTTAGGAATAAAGCAAGGTTGAGTAAATGGAGCAATTATTGAAAACTCATTATCATCAAATTTAAATCTATAACTTAATCTTATAAATTTATCTGATAAATAATCTGGATCTCCAGCAAAATTAACGTCATAGTCAGGGTTGTTATAAGTAGTAATACCAC